TTCAGTGAGACGGGCGTCGACGCGAATCTAGAATTCGGACGCGATCTAAATGCGGTGGTCGGCGCATTCACTGAAACCGGCGTCGACGCGAATCTGTTGTTCAAGCACGTCATGGCCGCGGCGGTCGGTGCGTTCGCTGAGACGGGCAGTGACGCGGGCTTTGTCGCCAACTATCCGCTGACCGCAGTGGTCGGTGCGTTCACTCTCAGCGGATCGGCAACGGGCTTCACCCCGAATTATCCGCTGACCACGGTGGTCGGCGCATTCACTAAGACCGGCGTCGATGCAAATTTGTTGTTTAAGCACATCCTCACGGCAACGGCGATCGCCTTCAGTGAGACGGGCGTCGACGCGAATCTAGAATTCGGACGCGATCTAAATGCGGTGGTCGGCGCATTCACTGAAACCGGCGTCGACGCGAATCTGTTGTTCAAGCACGTCCTGCCAGCAGATACGATCACGTTCGTCGAAAGTGGCAATGATGCGACGCTGACTGACGCGATGGTGCGGACGTTGGTTGCAGGCGCTGGCGATTTCGCACTAGCGGGCAGCGATGCGAATCTGTTGCGCGCGCTGAAACTCGCAGCGGAGGTCATTGCATTTACTGAGACGGGCAATGACGCGAATCTGCTGCGCGCGTCGAAACTCATGGCGGACGTGGCGGCGTTTGTCGAGGCCGGCATCGATGGCCGTCTACTGGTCAAGCGCGTTCTGCCGGCTGAGGTCGGAAATCTTGCGTTAAGTGGCAACATTATCCAGTTGTTGATCGGCCTGAGATTGCCGACCGATCCAACTGCCTACGTCTTGACCGGGAATGACGCGGCGCTAGATTACACAGCTGCGCGGAGTTTGGCGGCGGATGCTGGCGATTTTGCGCTGACGGGCAACCTTGCCAATTTGCTGGCGGCCTGGCGCCTCACTGCCGATGCCACTGCATTTTTAGAATCGGCGCAGGCGGTAAGTCTAATGCATGGCTGGCTCGTGCGCGCTGATGCGGCGACGTATTCCATAGCCGGCTATCCAATCGATTTCCGCTATGGCACACAGGGCTTTGTGGCGCTGAGTGACGCTTCGCTGTATAGCATCAGCCTGGCGTCGATGACCATGACCGGCGTGATGCTCTCCGACAATCTGACGAGCCTGGCCGTGTTGCAAGCAATCTCCGTGGGCAATGCTGCGACAGCAGATATGAGTTTGAGCGCGATCGGGGTCGGCGATGGCTAATGCCATCAACGAGTATTTGATCGGGCAGCAGATCCGATTGAGCGCGTCTTTCACGACGGCAGCGGGGGCCGCAGCCGATCCGAGCGCGGTGACGCTGACCGTTCGGCCTCCGAGCGGTGCGCCGACCATGCCGACGCCGGCGAAGGATAGCACCGGGAATTACCACGCGGACGTAGTACCCAGCGTGGCGGGCGCGTGGCGCTATCGGTGGATCGGAGCGGGGGCGTTGGTGGCCGCGGCGGAAGGTGAATTTTTGGTGACGGAAAGCCAGGTGCTATGACGCGCGTGCTGATTTTCACACCGACGTGGCTTGATCCGAAAACGGGCGAGGATGCAATCCGGCCCGAGTGCGAAGCGTCGATCAAGGCGCAGGTGTTCGACGAGTTTGACTGGCACGTCGGCACAGACAATCCCTATGCGATCGGGGACTATCGGAATGTGTTGCACCAATACCAGGCGGCGCGGGAATGGTTTTTGAATTGGGGCGATTGCGAGAGTATCCCGTATGAGGCGATGCTCACGGTGGAACACGATAACGTGCTGCCCGATCCGGGCGCGCTGCAGCGGATGTTCGACACGCCGGGCGACGTGATTTACGCTCCGTATATGTTGCGGCACGGCGCGAGATTTTTGAATACCTGGACTTACGAGAATGATCGGCAGTTGGGCGAACCGTTGAACCATCACAAGCTGGAATTCTTGCAGGCGCTGGTGGATGTGGTCTACCGTGTCAGCGGAGCCGGGTTTGGGTGCACGTTGATGCGGCGCGCGGTGCTGGAAAAAATCGAATTCACGCCGCCGGCGGGCAATGATGATAACTGGGTGCCCGATCTGCGATTTGCGAAGGCGTGTTTAGCGGCCGGCTTTGTCGCCAATGGCCGCTTCGACGTGCCCGTTGGCCACTTCGACGAAGAGGGCCGGTTGCTGCAACCGTGGAGGGCACAACATGCGCGCGGGTGAATTACAGCATCGCGTGGCGTTGCAGACGCAGGCGAGCACGCAGGATACCTTCGGTGCGCCGGCGGGCGCGTGGTCCACGGCAATGACGGTCTGGGCCAAAGTCGAGGCGCCCGGCGGCGGAAGCGAGGCGATCGTGCAGGAACGCGCAGAAGCGATTATTTCGCACGTCGTCACCCTCCGGTATAGAGAGGGCATTACGGCTGCCATGCGCGCGGTGTGGCGCGGGAAAACGCTGCAAATTCAGAGCGTCGCGCCGGATAATAATTTGCGCTATATCGTGCTGCAATGCCGGGAAGTGGTGGGTGAGAGTGTCTAAGCATGAGCGATAACCGGGTAGCCGTAAAAATCGAGGGAACGGAAGAGCTGCTAAAGGCGCTTCGCGCTCTAGGCACGAATGTAGACAAGAGCGTGAAGGGCGCGACGCGCGCCGGCGGCAAGGTGATCCTGGACGCGGCGCGCTCGAACGCCAAGGCGTTGACGAGCCGCAGCGGAAAGATCGTCGAAGAGAAGAAGGTCATTCAGGCCGGCAACCCCGTGCAGATGAAGGTCAGAAAGCGCACGGGCTTTGCCGTGGCCTCGATCACGCCGGCAAAAGGCTATGGTCATCTGCGGCTGCTGGAATACGGCGCGCAGCCTCACACGATTAACGGCAAGCCGCTCTTGCGATTTTTCAGCGGTGGAAAATTTCTGGAAGTGCGATCGGTGCAGCATCCCGGCTTTGCGGCGCGGCCCTGGCTGCGGCCGGCGGTCGATGCCCGCAAGGATGAAGCGATTCAGGCCGTGAGTGATTCGCTGGCTCAAACGTTGGAGCAAGCGAAGATCGAGGCGGAAGGATCGGATGAGTAGCCCGACGATCGAGGAAGTGGTGTATAGCCGACTGACGACGTTCGCGGGCCTGGCGGCGCTGATCGACACGCGCGCTTATCCGCTGGTGATTCCGCAAGATGTGCCACTGCCGGCAGTGGCCTACCAAACGATCAGCAGCGAGCCGCAAAAATCGCACGACGGCTTCAGCGGCTTGACCATGACACGCATACAGATCACGTCGGTCGCCAACGATTACGCGATTGCCAAGCAAGTCGATCAACAGGTGCGCGCGGCCTTCAACGCGGTTTCATTCACGGCGCTGATGACGACGACTTTCGCCGGGATCAAGGTGCAAGGCGCGTTCATTGACAATTCCAGCGACGATTACGACGCGGTGACTTTCGCCCCGCGCCCGGCACCCGTGATTCGCACGGATATCATTTTGTGGCATGAGGCCCTATAAGGAGAGATCATGACAAGCGCAGCTCAATTAGGTTTTCAGACACAGGTTAAGCGTGGCAGCGGCACGGGCACAGCAGAAGTTTTCACGGCGATCGAGGAAGTCATTGGCGATATTGCCGTCGGCAGTGCCAAGCGTGATCGCAAAGAGGTCACACCACACAAAACGGCAGATTGGTATCGAGAATTCAAGCCCGGCTTGATCGATCCCGGTGACGTGAAATTTAAGATGAACTATGTCACCGATTCGACCACGCAGGCCGCCGTCGAAGCGGACTTCAACGATGCGGTGATCCATAATTGGCAGATCGTTTTCCCCGATAGCAGCGGCGTCGCGTTCAAGGCGTTCCCGACTGAATTCGCGCGCGATTCACCGGGGGAGGACGCGATCACGATCAGCGTCACGCTGGCGATCACCGGCGCGATTACCGAACTGCCATGACCACGAGTGATTTTCTCTCGCGTGAGCAAATCCTGGCGGCGGTCGATACAGTCTACGAAGAGGTCGCCGTGCCTGAGTGGGGCGGCGCGGTGTTGGTTAAATCGCTCTCGGGCGCGGAACGCGATCGCGTCGAGGCGACAATCGTGCAAAGCAACGGCAAAAAAGGCGCGATGAACTTGCAGAATCTGCGCGCCAAGTTCGTGGCCTGGTCAGCCGTCGATCCGACCTCCCATCAGCGGCTATTCACCGATGCGGACATCGTGGCCCTGGGGGAGAAATCGGCGGCGGCCTTGCAGCGCGTGTTCAACGTCGTGCAACGGCTATCGGGCCTGAACGATGAAGACCTCGAGGGGATGATAAAAAACTCCGGGATCGCCCCGAACGGCTCTTCTGGTTCCGCTTAGCCGCTCATCTGGGTTGCAGCGTCGCTGAAGCACAGGCGCGGATCTCCTCGATGGAGTTCGCCGAATGGATGGCCTACTATACGATCGAGCCGTTCGGCGATGACTGGCTGCGCACGGCTTCGATCATCAGCATGATCGCCAATGCCAACCGCGACGCCAAAGTGAAAACTGAGCCGTTCAAGCCAGAGGATTTCATGCCCCACATTCGAGTTGATCCGCCGGCGGATCGCGTGATTGATTGGCGCGAAACCAAGCGGCGCTTTATGGCGCTGGTGCAAAAGTGAGATAGATGGCTGCCACTCTCGTCATATCTGGAGATGACCACCGGTCCGCACCATCAAACCTGACGATGGGCGCGGCACTCGCTATTTCTGGCGAGGGGTGCCGGCACCTATCGGCGTTTGTGGCGAGGGTCGACATCATGGCCAACCTCGTCAATTCTGTCGATAGGATACGGAAATCATCGCCATTTTCAGCGTTAGCGGCCGCTGCGCGATTGCTCGATCGCATTGAGCATGGCGTAACGCTGCGCGGCGTCCATTTTCGCCAGGCGCTGCGTCCAACGGGCCTGTTGGCGTTTGATGCGTTCGCGCTCGCGAAAGTTGTCACCGAGGAAGCGATAGTCATGGAGTTCAAACGGTTGCGGAAAATTGAGCCACAGCCATTCCGTCGCGGGGCCGGCGTGGGTCATAGATTGAAACGAGAGAGTACGCCAATCGTGCAACTCAGTGGCGTACAGCTCCGACCAATAGCCGGACAGGATGACGCGGCATTTCAGACTCCGGAGGCATCGCAACAATTGACGATGCTGCACCGGGGTCATCATTTCACGGGAATAGATGGGGCGGCTACCGCGGCGGGTATCCATGAGGTAGGGCGGGTCGGCGTAAATCAGAGCATCGTCGGGTATGGCGTGGTGGGACTGCTGTTCGGTCAGCCACGATATCGCCTCGCCACAAATGACGGTGACGCCGGCGGTATCGCCGGCGGTATCGCCGGAAATAGCGTGGCGGCCCGGGCAGATGCCCGGGCTAACCTCGCTAAAATTGGCGAGACTGCAGCGCAACTCTTCCGCAACTGCAGCATCGCGTTCTATGGCGATGTTGGCCAGGGCCGGGCGCTTATAGCGCAGTACGGCCGCGGAACCGGCGAATGCTTCGATGTACATCACATGCGGCGGCATTTGGTTGATGATCCTTTGATATATCCCTGGTGCGTTTTTCCCGCCTGGATAGTTCACCTGGTCACCTCGTCATTTATGGCGATTGTCGACGTCATGGCCAGTATCGCTCAAAATGGCGAGGCTGTCAAGCACTGGCTGAGGGAAGATAGATGGCAACCATTGCAACGCTTGTAGCCAAACTTGTCGGGGACATCGGGCCGTTTCAGTCGTCGATGAAGCAGGCTGAACAGGAAAGCAAAGGCATCGGCGAGCGCATCGCGGGCGGCATGAATAGCGCGCTGGGCACGATCGGCAACGTGGCGAAAGTGGCCGCCGACGCGACGGTGGCCGGCTTTGCGGCGATCGGTACGGCGGCCTTTGCGGCCGGCATGGACATCGACAGCGCCTACGACTCGATCATCATCAAGACGGGCGCGACCGGGCCGGCCCTGGATGTGCTGAAAAACGATTTCAATAACGTCTTCTCTTCCATCCCAACTACGGCGGAATTGGCCGGCAATACCCTCGCGGAATTCAATCGGCGGCTGGGGCTGACAGGATCACCGCTGCAAACGCTCACCAAGAACACGCTCGAAATGACCCGGCTGCTGGGGGGCGATGCGGTGAATAGCGCGCAGCTGTTCAGCCGCGTGATCGGCGATTGGAGCATCCCCACAGCCGATGCATCGAAATCGCTGAACGAGTTATTTGTCGTCGGTCAGAAAACGGGCGTGGGCACTGAGAAGTTGATGGAACAAGTTGTGCAGTTCGGATCGCCGATGCGACTCATGGGCTTTAGTTTTCAGGACACGGCTGCGTTGCTGGCAAAGTGGGAAAAGGAAGGCGTTAATTCCGAACTGGTGATGGGCAGCCTGCGCATTGCGGCCGGCAAGTTTGCGAAGGAAGGCCAACCGCTGCGCGATAGCTTGCTGTCCACATTCAACGCGATCAAAAACAACAAGGACGCGACGGCGGCGCTGGCGCAAGGGATGCAGATTTTCGGCGCGCGGGCCGGTCCGGACATGGTGGCCGCCATTCGAGAGGGCCGGTTTGCCATTGACGATCTCGTTGCGGCGATGGGCGATGCGGGCAACGCGATCGGCGACGCGGCCAGTGCAACAGAAGATTTTCCCGAAAAATTTACTGTAATGAAAAATAAGATTGAAGTAGCGCTGGCGCCTTTAGGTATGTTAATCATGGACGGTATCGGCGGGGCGCTGGACGCAGTGCAACCGATTCTCGATAAGGTCACCGCGGCAATTAAGGATTTTGCGGAAGGCGCGACGGCGGCCGGTGGGTTTAATCCACTCGAAGGCATTGCCAACGTGTTCTATGGGTTGGCGGGTGCGGATACCACAAGCATTTTCCAGGGTCTTGGCGACGCCTTCATCAATCTTGAAGGCATCGTGCAGCCGGTGATCGATAACATGATCGGCGGCTTTCAGGCGATCGTGGCCTGGGTGCAAGCCAATTGGCCGCTGATTCAAACGACGATCCAAACCGCCTGGAATAACATTCAAGCCGTGGTAGGGCCGGCGGTGCAGGCGATCGGGAATTTCATTCAATCCGTGTTCGGGGCCGTGGGGACGTTTCTGCATACGCACGGAGAGGACATCAAAAACTTTCTGGGCACGACGTGGGCGACGATTCGCAGCATCGTCGAACCGGTGATCACCTGGTTCTATACCACGATTACGACGGTGTTCGGCGGCCTGGCCACGTGGATTCAAAATAATCAGGGCCAGGTGCAAGCCATTTTCCAAGGCGTGTGGGACGGGATCAAGATGTTCGTCGGCACGGTGCTCGAGATCATTCGCGGGATCGTGAATGTAGTCCTGTCGCTGCTGAAGGGCGATGTGCAGGGCGCCCTAAATGCCATTAAGACAATGTTTACCAACATTTGGGACGGGATCAAGGGCTATGTGGGCCAAGCCGTCGAGACCATGCGGATGATCCTATTGATTGCTTGGGCGGCGATTAAGCAGGGTGTGAGTGATGCCTGGACGGGTATTCGCACCTGGATCGAAAATGCCTGGCAGGGGATCGTCGGGTTTTTCAACAGTCTGCCCGGTAAATTATTGGACATCGGCCGCCAAATCATTCAGGGGTTGGTGGATGGCATCAAATCGGCGGGGGATTCGATCGGGCAGGCCATTCAAGGGACCATTGACAACGCCATTGCCAACATCAAAAAGAATCTAGGCATTCAATCACCCTCGACCGTCTTTGCGGCGCTGGGCACCCACATGATGAGCGGCCTGGCCTTGGGCATTCGCTCGAGCGCGGATCTGCCCCAGGCGGCGCTGACGAGCGCGTTGAATGGCGTGACCTCGCCTTCGATGCTGCTGGCCGGCGGCGGCGGCAATCAGACCACGATCAATCAAAGCGACGTGTGGAACGTGCAAACCGACGAGATGGGCATGGCGCTGTTGCTCGAACGGCAGCGGCGATTGCACACGGCGCAATTTGAAGCGAGCATGTGATGATCATTGAACTCGTTTGGATCGATGGGGCTGGAACGGAACTGGATACGCTCGATCTGCAGGGCGGCGCCGATGGCCTGAAGGTTGCGGCGGATGGCTGGGTGCCAGCCGTGGCGTTTGGCGATACGCCGGTGATTGAGACGTTTACGCTGCGCGTCAGCGGTGCGAATACCAACGGCCTGGCCACGGCGCTGCAGCAGCTCTCGACCTGGCTGCAGCGGATCGGCTGGTCGCAGAACGGGATCGATAACCGCGTCGTCTGGCTGCGCGTGCAGCTGGATGCAGAAACCTATGCGCGCCAGGCCGCGCTTGTCGATCTGAGTTGGAGCACGGCGGATGATTTGATCACGGCCACCAAGACGACGCCGGCGCAAGTCGATCAATTACGCTGCGCTATTAAGCGGCAACCCTACTGGGAACAAGCCTCGCCGGCGCACTTCGCGCGCACCGCGATCAGCAGCACCGGCGGGATCGCCACATTAGGCAATGTCGATACCGCGCTGGCGGGCGATGTGCCGGCGCGGCTTTCGTCGTTGATGCTCTATCCGATGACCACCAATTCAAGGTTCGATCAATGGTGGATCGGGCTGAAGGTCGAACCGGATGCGCTCGCCGGCACATTTATCTCGGTCTGGCCACTGGCCAGCGGATCGGTCAGAAATGACACGACGATCGTCACCGATGGGACGGCCTATAACGGGCATAGTCTGCACTGCACGTTTGCCTCAGCGCCGACATTGAACGAGCGCGTGCTCTGCACGCTCAGAATGATCAAGCCGAGCGGAGATCTCGGGGCGTTTCGCGGCCGCTATCAAGCGCTGTTGCGCGCCAAAGCCGCGCTGGGCAGCGAGATTTATGCGCGTCTAAAATTCGGGTGGGCCTTGCCCTACTCGTTCATGGGCAGTACGCTGTATACGCTGCGTTCGCCGATTTATCGCCCGCGCGCGACCGTGATGCTGCCGACCTATGGCCTGAACGCCTGGCAATTGTTCGATCTGGGACAGTTCAATATCCCCTCCGATCGCAATTCCACCTCACTAGATAATTTCAGCATCGCGATCGAGGCCGAGCGCGACAGCCCGGCGGGCACCCTCGATCTGGATTGCCTGATTCTGATCCCGGCGCTGGACGGCATGGCCGCGATCGCCGGGCCGGCTATCACCACTGCCGAACACGTCACGCTGCGCACCGATCCGTTCGGGAAGTTAGGCGCGTTTGAGATTGAGGGCGCCTACGCCAGCAGCTACACCCCGCCCGAAGGCAACACGTTCGACATGGCCGAAATCAAAACAGAACTATGGGGCCTGCCGGTGGACATCACTTACCCCGCCTTGAAGTTGATCGCGGCGGCGCAGTTAAGCACCGAAGGGCATGCGCTGGATCAAACGCTCAATCTGATAGGCGCCTATGTGCCCCGCTGGCGGATGCTGCGCGGAGCGGAATAGATGATCGACCTCACGCTCTACAACCCGGTCAAACGCGGAAACACGTACATCGGCAATATCACCGATCGGGCGGCCGCCAAATGGATGCACAGCCGGCGGCGCATCGGCGGCTGTTGGACCGCGACGTGTGATTATCGCGGCTCACGCGCGGAGCTGGACGATTTTTTTCTGGACGGCCTCATGCATGAGATTCGCGCATCCGCCAATGGCGCGACGCGCTGGGAAGGGTTTATTGGGGCCATGTCCTACATGCGCGATGGAATCCTGTGGGTGCGCACCCTGGCCGATCGCTACAACGCGATCAAATCGATCTATGCGCGCCTCGGGGACAATCTCTTGACGAATGGATCGGTTGAGTCGGGCGCGTGGACGGCCTACAATTCCGCGACGGTGACACAATCCTCAGAGTGGTTTTCCGATGGGTCTTATTCCTGCAAGATCGTCGTCGCCGATAGCACGGTGCGCGGCGCAACGATTCAAGCGGCCATTCCGATCGCGGCCAATACCGCCCACGAAGCGCGGGTCTATTTGCACATTCTGAGCGGTTCCTGGCGCGTGCAGCTGAATCGATCGGACACCGGCAAGGGGTTGGGGCACTTCAGCACGAAAAGCGCCACGGGCGACATGACCGCGCTGCTGCGCATTACAGCGGACAATACCTATGAAGGCAACATCGATTTCTTGATCACGTCGGAGGGGCGGGCCGGCACGATCTATGCGGACGGCGCCGTGTTGCAATCTTCACCGGTGAGCGCCTCGACGGATTGGAAGATTGACCCGCGATCGGTGGCGGTCTTCGGGCAAATGCAAAGCGTGCTGCTGCGCGGGGCGTTGACCAACGAAACGGCCAATGCCGAAGTAGCGACACTGCTGGCGAATTCGGCCTGGCCGCTCACCGTGCCGCCGGATGATTACGCGATCGGGCAGACGAATGCGCCCGACAAATTGAGCCTATCCCTATTCGGCTATGTCTTCACGCTCAAATGGCGCTATGCGCTGAATTCGTTGACGGATACCATGAGCGCGATTGTCAGAGCCTTGGCGGTGCAGCAAGACGATTATATGGTGCCCGGCCTGATCGAGACGAATGCGACGCCCTACCAGATCGACACGCGCGCCCCGTTGACGCTATGGCAAATCCTGAGCGCGCTGGCGACCGCCGGTGACGTCGATGGAAATCGGTGGTCGCTGGGCGTTGAACCGGGGCGACAGTTGATCTATCAGCAAACGCCCACGCGGGTCGATTATAAGCTGAGTAAGGGGGTCATCGAATATGTTGCGGGCGGCCCGGCCGAACCAGCATTGATCGAACCGGGTTGGCTGACCCTGGCCGATGCACCGAATGGGCCAGGCTGGAATGGGTCTCAATCGCCCCGATCGATCTATCTGGAAGAAGTTGAATACAGCGATCCGGGCCAGGTGCACTTCAGACGGAAGGCGTCCGACAATGGGTGAGCGGTTCGGATCGAACGAATCGTTTCAGGATGTGCTGCGCAGCCTGACGGTGCAGGGCCTGGCGACGCCGGCCGGTTTAGCGACGCCTGGTGACCAAATTTATATCAACGTGCGCGATTACGGCGCGGTCGGCGATGGCGTGACGGATGACGCGGCGGCGATCAATGCGGCGATCGCGGTGGCGGCGAGCAATGTCCTGTATTTCCCAGCGAGTGACGGCTATGCCGTGGCGTCGGCCATCGTCGTGCCGGCGGGCATCAGCGTGCTGATGGATGCGCCACTGATTTACACAGGCAGTGCGAATGTCGCGGCGCTCACGATTGGTAGCGCGGGAGCACAAGACGAATCGATCCAGCTGCGGCTGATGGTCGAGCGACAGACGTTGAGCGATTGGAGTAGTGAGGCGAACATTGGCATCAAGTTGATCAACCTGTCTCAGAGCACGATCAACGTCATCCGCATCCAGGGGTTTACGATCGCGCTGCAGCTCAATGGCGACAACGGCGGCTGCGACATTAACGTGATCACGTTGGGGCGGCTGCACAATGCGAAAGTGGCGCTCGATTTGCTGTCCGCCAATGGCGGCTGGGTGAATGACAATTTGTTTAGCGGTGGCAATTTTACTTTGGATGGCGCGACCTGTCACCCTACCCTCTCACGTTACGGGGTGCGCGTAGGCGGTAGCTATGCGAATAATAATAACGTCTTCGAGAAGCCTTGTTTTCAGCTGAAGGGCGATTCGTGTGTGATGAGCGGGCAGGAGGTGATCCCGATCGAGATCGCGCTGGGGGAGAACAATCATTTCCTCCACATCCGCAACGAATCATTGAACAATGCCAACGGGTCGCGCGCGGCTTCCCCTTGCATGCGCGTGGCGAATGCTTCAGAAGGGAATCGCTGTGCAATTTCTTTACTCAGCGGCGATGCATCCCTGCAAGACACATCCGCCAAGCGGATGAACTTCATCACGCTGCTGGAGCGGCCAGACGTTCTCACTACCATTTTTGACAGCGGCGCGGTCCACAAGCGCGCGACCATTGCGCCTAATGGTTACTTGAGTATTCCCGGCATGCACTTCGCTTATTACGAGGATGCATCGATCAATCTCTATGACGGGGGGGCCTGCACGCTCGGCACCGATTCGCTGAACCTCAATTCGCGGGGCGTCGGCATCTTCGTAAATACTCAGGAGGTCAAGACCTTTGTGGTGCGGCGCGACGTCGACCTCAGCGCCGGCGGCTCGCTGCGAATTCGCTGCTTTGACGTGAACGGGGACGTCATGAATGGCAGCAATCCGATTCTCGTGACGACTTCCATCTCTTATCTGATCGACCACTCATTCTCCTGGCTTACGTCCTACGGTGGTGCCTATGCCGAAGATCAGACGGTCAACGTCGGGCCGGATGATTTTTTCTTCACGGTCGCGGACTCTGTGCAGAAAATTGCGGTATTGATCGTCGGCGCGAAATTACGCGCCTTTCAGGTTCTGGCGGCCTCGATGCGCACCTGTGCGGTCTGGTCGGGCCTGGAGGCTGGCAGCGCCGCCGTGGAGACGGTGACGCC